GTCTAGTGGGTTCCTTTGACAATAAAAATCACTACCAACAAATAATGGACCACCTTCCAGATCTGTTAAATTATTATTAGTGCAATTAAAATAACCCATTACTCTTCTTGGAGAATATTTTAGTGAGTTTAAATTGTAACCACTAATACTGGAATATCCAGTGACCTTATCAATTACAACAGGTGGTAAATACCCTAACGGTGTTGATTTTATTAATACTAAATCACCATCAACATTTATAACACCAGTATTAGGAGTTATTGTGTAATTTCCATCAACGTAATAATACTCTAGAAATACTTCTTCTATTCTTTTTATATTAAGCATTTAGACTCTCCAAATGAATATTTATCAGGTACAAAAATCTATTCCTAAACGTACATAGTTGATGCTACGATAAATAACATATATTGAAGGTTTAAAACATATGAAAGCAACAGAAATTTTTGAGGGGTATGAAAAAGTTAATATTGATTACAGCATTCAAGAAGCTTTGCCTCCAACAATAAGTGTCCCTGATATGGATCAGTATTATGAATATTACAGATTTCTTGTTGCAATTGCTGGTCAACCTGAATCAGCAATACCACTACAAGGTCCTATAGCTGACGGTACTTATATCGCGCCATATACCAAGCAAGAAATGGAACATGTTATAGACGTTTTAAATAAAATGGGTAAAAAACATAACTTTGTCACGAGAAAACCCAGTATTGAAACAAAAAATGTAAATAAGAAAAGCCCAGTTCGCGTGTTTAAAGATTACGATGAGTAAAAATTCATGAAATTAAAAGATATTTTTGAAGCAGACGAATCAAGATTTGATATTGAAAATGCATTACCACCTACATATGTAATTCCAAAATTACAAAGTAGTGACGCATATATGCAGTATAGACACTCAGTTGCTATGGCATCCGCATTGTCACGTCAATCTATTGGCAAAAAGCAAAGTATATGGGGCGAAAATCAAGCAGTTGTATGCTATGTTGATGCAGAAAAAGAGATTTTAGATATAGCAAATAAAATTATGGGGGTTGAAAGTATTCCTTTGAGCAACACTTCAAGTACTGAAAGCAAGAGTGTTTTTACAAAAAGCCCTGTAAGAAAGTTCATGGATATTACAGAATCAAAAGACATGCATTCAGAAAGTTCTTATGGCACAATAGTAAAGGTTGACTTAAATAAAGAAGTAGCAAAAGATCTATACAATTGGTGTGATACTAACGGTATAAGTTGCATTCAACCAGACAAAATGCATTGCACATTACTTTATAGCAAAATACCCGTAAAAAAACTTATGCAACTTAACGGTCTCAATATTAAACCATCTGCGAAAATTTTAAACTGGAAAATGCTGGGACGTGCATTAGTGCTTGAGTTGGACTGTCCTGTTTTTCATGTTGTTCATTCTTTTTGTAAAAAACATGGGGGCATACATGAGTATGATGAATATATCCCCCATTTAACTGTGAACTATTCTTGGGATAAACCACCCCCAAAACAAATTCCTAAAATAAACTTGCAGTTTAGCAACATAAAAATTGAACAAATAGACCCAAACTTTGGGTAAAATTTGAAAGCCCTAAATACAAGGGCTTTCAGTCAGGCTTGACGTGTTAAGTACGTGATTCTTACTGTTTCAGCACCAAAAAACTCTTTTACAGTGTCAACTACAGTTGTGTTGTCAAAAGTCTTGCAACTAAAGATATCAAAATATGCAGTATTGTCCCTGTCAACAAAATGTGCACAAATATTACTGGTTTCAATTAGTTGAACCATTGAATGACCAGCTTTACTTGGGTCATGCGTCGCAAAATGCTCAACAATTGGTTCTCCATATGCCTTCATATCAATTCTCTTAACTAGTTCTTTCGTAAAATTCTTAATATTCTCAGAACTTTTAATCTTTTCATTATCGCAACCACCACAATCCAGTATTAAATGATAACCCCAGTATGTTCCCATGCCTTTTTTCTCCTTTTTCAAAAGTTGGTGCGATATTTATATATTTTTGACAAGAAAAAAATAGTAAAAATGATAAATATTTCTAAATCTTGGAAGAGAAAAATTATGGCAAACGACAAGTACACAATTCAGGAAAAGAAAAATAAAAACAAAAAACGAAAAGGATGCCACGATAACTATCCTAGCCAAAGTAGTCGCAGACTTAAATGCTATATTGAAAAGAAGTATGGTGGTCTGCCCAATTGTGTAAAAGCTACCAGAATAGTAAATGACAGCGATGCTCCACACTATTATAGAAAAGCTGCAGCATGGTATAAAAACCTGCATTGTAAAGGGAAAAAGCAGATACGAGAAGATGACCCCACACATAAAAGTGAAGGATCTGCCCTTACTATTTTTGATTTAGATGATACATTGGTTGTAACTCAGGCCAAGCATAAAGTTATTAGACCTGGAAAATCAACACTGATTTTAAATGATAAACAAAAAGAATCATATGTATTAAAACCAGGTGAAAAGTTTGATGATAGTGACTTTCAAAGTAGTGAAAAATTTCATGATACGGCTAAACCTATTGAAAATATTATGAAGAAAGCTCAACATACCCTTAGAAGCATTGGTAAACGTCCAAGTTCTCGCATAGTAGTAGTCACTGCCCGTAAAAAAATGGATGATTCTGACCTGTTTATGGATTCTATGGAAAAACTAGGTCTGGATATGAGTAAAATACATGTTTATTATGCAGGGAATTTGAAAAAAGGAACTAGTGACGAAAACAAGAAGTCATTAATCCGAAATTTAATTATATCTGGGCCATACACAGAAGTTAGGTTATTTGATGATAAACTTGAAAATCTTGAAGCGTTCTTAAAACTTAAGATTGAGTTTCCGGATGTAAAATTCTCAGCATATCCAGTACTTAGAAATGGTAAAATGGGTAAGCCAATTATTGTATGATTTTAAATAATTTGTAATAATATCGTATGGTTTTATTAATAGCACATCGCGCGTTAGTTGATGGTCCAAGTAGCATCTTGGAAAATCATCCGGCAGAGATTGAATCTTGTATAAAAAACGGCTTAGACGTTGAAATAGACCTACGGTATATAGAAGGAAGATGGTATCTTGGACATGATCTACCCTCATATGAGGTATCTGAACAATTTTTAACATCTATCAAGCATAAATCGTGGATTCATGCTAAAAATATTGAGTGTTTATATAAGCTATCTGAGCTAAAATGGGATGGAAACTTTTTTTGGCATCAAAATGATGACGTAACATTAACTAATTCTGGGTTTTTATGGACATATCCAGGTAAAACATTAACTAAACATAGCATTTGTGTTATGCCAGAATGGGTTCCAGAGCAATTTGACAATATGAAAAATCTAGATGTGTATGGAATATGCTCAGATTACATCAACAAAATCAAATCAATGATTTGAATTACGCTTCTACCATAAATAAAAGATGAAATCTTTAATAGTTACAGGAGTGCTTTCACAACCATTTGGAAGTTGGCCTGTTGTTACACAAAGTGATGATGGAATAATATGGGATCCATACTCGGTTCCATGGTCAACTAATGAAGCTCCAACTAGTATAGTTACTGATGGAACTACAGTGGCTATTTCAAACGGCAGAGGTTATCTCGCAACATCAACAGACCTTGCAAGTTACAGTCAAGTCACTGTATACGATGGTATGTACATATCAAGTTTAGTTTATAGCGATGGTTGGTGGATTGCAGCAGGACATAAGTATTATAAAAATGCCTACGGCCCATATTTACCCAAGAATGATATTGCTCAAATACATAGATCCTCTGATGCAAATGGTCTTTGGACCATGGTGTGGATTCATCCTCAAGAAAACAGCTTTATCTATCAATCAAAAAAATTTATAAATGCTAAAATCACCCCAAGTTTGACTGCCGATGTCATAGTTGCAGTAGGATCCGTTCAAGATGTGGGCGATGCATGGTACAGCCTTGACGACGGTGCAACATGGGTTCAAATAACAATTCCCACACAGATTTCAAGACTTCTCAGTATTCAATTTGGCAGTGTTGGCAGCGAAGAATTTTGGTATTGGGGAAGCAATAACAATTTATACAAAACTAGTTATTTAATAAGTGACAACTGGCTTGAAGCCAGCGTGTCCACACCAACTAACATAGTTGATATGGCATCAGACGACGATGTTTTATTGGTTGCAGGGCAGAAACAACTTCATTATACGGTTGATGGATCTTCATTTTTTGAACAATTTAATTCAGGATACGCAGTTGACAGAGTTCAATCCATAACAGTCACAGGTAATAAAAGATATTTGGCATTCTTTAGAAGTAATTTGACACAATATACATATATGCTGTCGGATGATACGGTAACATGGGCAAAGTACAATAACAATATTACAGTTTGCGGTACTACACTTAGTCCTTAGTTGACATCCTGACATAAATTTGGCAAGGTTATACATCATACATATAGGAGATAAAATATGTCACTATCAGCACTGTCCAGTACAGACAAGCAGCGAATCAAGACCATGGTTGATGAAGGTGTACAAGTTCTTTCAGATATTGAAAATATGAAAGAAGGTCTGAAGGACACCGTTGAAGCAATAAGTGAAGAGTTGGATATTAAAAAGACCGTACTAAACAAGGCTATTAAAGTTGCATTCAAAAATAGTCAAAGTAAGGACAAGCTCTCTGAAAGTAGAGTTGAACTTGACGATATTGAACAAATACTAATGGCCGCAGGCAGAGCATAATTATAAGGAAAGCGACTGATATTATATCAGTCGCTTTTTTACATTCATGAGTAATTGGATATTTGTCACTGGTGGAGCCGGTTATATTGGCTCCCATATATGTGCAAGGCTAAAAGAAGATAGCAATAATAAAGTTTTATTAATTGATATTAATGGAAAATTATACCCGCATGCAACACAGTATTGTGATCTGTTTGCTGATGAAGATTTTTCTGGTCAATTAGTAAATGAAGTGTTGCTACGATATAGACCGTCAACCGTCATTCATGCCGCAGAAGATAATAAAATAAATTTTTCTGATGGTCCGTATGAATCCTGGAAAAATAATCATATAAAAAATCTTGAATTTATGAATGCATGTGCCAAAGCAGGAGTTAAAAAGTTTATATATTTAAGTAGTGACTCAGTATATTCTAATAGTGCCAATATTCTAAAAGAAACTGACAAGGTATATCCAAACGGATGCCTGTCCCGTAATAAATTGTCAACTGAATTTTCATTAAGCGATTTTTACGTGTATTACGGTATGAATAACATTAGTTTTAGAATATCAAATGTTTTTGGCTGTAATCAAAAATATAATTTAGGACCACTGTATAAATCACATGGCGTTCAATACAACATTTTTGAATCATTAGTTTTAAATAAACCTTTTGAAATATACGGTTCAGACTGGAACACAAAAGATGGCACGTTAGTGCGTGATTTTTTACATGTGGATGATGTGGTAGATGCAATAATTTCGTCCATAACATGGCTTGATACAAATAATGGTTCACACTTTATGAATTTATCTTCCGGTGTAGGAATGTCACTGAACGAACTTAAATCACTAATTGAATCAACTTTAAGTGTCAACATCAATATGATTTATGCCGGTAGGGTTCCTGCAAAGCCTGACATACGCATACTAGATAATAGTTTAATTAAATCTAAACTAGCCTGGAAATGTAAAAGAGATTATAATGATGCAATAAGAAGTATGTTTCAATGGTATACAGGTAACATATTTAAATCTATTTGCTACTCTTGAAGTTTTTGTACCGTCTGTTATAATAAGAAAAGTGAGTTAAAATAATATGTATGTTGATGCATTTTTAGAAAAAGAAAAGAATAAAATACTTGTTGTTGAGCGTAACAAAACTGGTAAAAGAGTATATAATGAGTATCAAACCAAATATGTTGTATACTGGCCAAGTCCTAAAGGAAAATATCCAAATATTTACGGACAACAATGTGAGAAATTCCAAACAAATAAGATCAAGGAATTTCAAAAAGAAACAAGAATACTGTCCGATAAAAACCTTTTTGAAAGTGATATAAACCCTATTTTTAGGTGCTTGTATGATAATTATAAAAATTGTCCAGTGCCGTATTTAAATACTGCATTTTTTGACATTGAAGTGGACTTTGATCCAGACATTGGATTTTCAACACCGGCTGATGCAGCCAGCCCAATCACAGCAATATCGTTATATCTTAACTGGCTTGACAGAAACTTTACTGTTGTGTTAAAACCCAAAAATCTAGACCATGCATCTGCAGTGGAAATTGCCAGTAAATTTGATGATACTGTTATTTGTGAAAATGAAAAGCAATTATTAGAGGCTTTTCTGTTGTTGATTGATGATGCAGATGTATTAAGTGGGTGGAATTCAGAGGGGTTTGATATACCGTACATACATAACAGAATAGTGCAGGTCTTGGGAAGGGATGAAACAAAAAAGCTTTGCTTATGGAACAAATACCCTAAAAAAAGAGAGTATGAATCATATGGTCGTCAAACTTATACGTATGATTTGGTTGGACGAGTACATCTAGATTATTTACAACTTTATCGCAAGCATACATACCATGAAATGCACAGCTATAGACTAGACTTTGTGGGTGAATATGAAGTTGGCGAAAAAAAGATACCATACGAAGGTAGTTTAGATAGATTATACAACAACGATTTTGAAAAGTTCATAGCGTATAATCGACAAGACGTTATGCTACTGGTAAAAATTGATGCTAAAAATAAATTCATTGAACTAAGTAATAATCTAGCTCATGAGAATTGTGTGTTATTACAAACTACTCTGGGTGCAGTGGCACTTCTAGACCAAGCTATTGTAAATGAGGCACATGATCTTGGGTTGGTTGTGCCAAATAGAAAACATACAGATTCGGTTTCTGATACTTCATCTGGTGAAAATTCTGATGATGAACAAGATTCTCCTCATGGTGTTGTCGGTGCATATGTGGCCGAACCCAAAGAAGGAATACATGAATGGATTGGAGGGGTTGACATTAACAGTCTGTATCCATCTGCAATTCGTGCATTAAATATGAGCCCCGAAACAATAGTAGGTCATATACGGCCAGAAAGTACTGATACTATTATTTCAAAAAGAATCAAGCAAGAAAAAAGAACCTTTGCAGATTCATGGAATGGTATGTTTGGCACTATTGAATATAATCAAGTAATGAAACAAGATATCACGCCAATTATAGTTGATTTTGAAGATGGTTCATCGTGCACTGTTAGTGCCAATGAAGTGTATGATCTTGTATTTAAAAGTGGTAAAAAGTTTATGCTAAGTGCCAATGGAACAATATTTACATACGAAAAACCAGGGATTATCCCTGGACTACTAGCAAGATGGTATGCTGAACGAAAAGAATTGCAAGCGGAAAAAAATAAGTATTCTAAACTGTCAGATCAAGAAGTAGACTCTGACCAGAAACAAGAATATAAAAAACAAGCGGACTTTTATGATCAAAGACAGTTAATTAAGAAAATTTTGCTTAATTCACTTTATGGCGCTATTGGAAATCCTGGATCAAGATGGTATGATCCCAGAGTAGCGCAAAGCGTAACTCTAAGTGGTCGCTGTATTGTGAAACATATGCAAAGTAAAATTAATGAAATTATAGCAGGTGATTATAATCATCTTGGTATATCCAACATCTATGGTGACACTGATAGTGGGTACTTCAGTGCATACCCTGTTATGAAAGATTTACCAGAGTTCAGCGATTTTGAATGGACAAAAGAAAATGTATCTAAACTTTATGATTCAATTGGTGATCTTACAAATAGTAGTTTTCCAGATTTTATGAAATCAGCGTTTAATTGTCCTCCAGATAATGGTAGTATTATTAAGGCTGCAAGAGAACTATGTGCTATAAAAGGGTTGTTTATCACTAAGAAAAGATATGCAGTCTTAATATATGATAAAGAAGGTAAACGAAAAGATGTGAATGGCAAGCCCGGTGAGATTAAAGCTATGGGTCTTGATCTGAAGCGTGCAGATACTCCCAAGATCGTTCAAGAGTTTTTGAATGATTTGTTGATTGATTTGCTTACTGGGAAAACTCAGCAAGAAATTCAAGACAAGATAAGTTCTTTCCGTCAGGAATTCCGAAGCTGGCCAGGGTGGTTACAAGGATCACCCAAAAGAGCAAATAACATTACACATTATAAAAAAATATTGGATAATCCCCCAACTGACGGCTCTCGTTCCCCTACAATCCCTGGGCATGTTTTGGGTAGTATTAATTGGAATAAGCTTAAGAAACTAAACAATGATAATTACTCCATGCCAATTCAAGACGGATTTAAAGTGGTTGTCTGCAAATTAAAAAATAATCCCAGTGGAATAAGTTCGGTTGCATATCCTGTTGATGAACTTAAACTTCCAGACTGGTTCAAAAAACTACCATTTGATAGTGATGCCATGGAGGAAACGTTGATTGATAAGAAAATAAACAACTTGCTTGGAGTCTTGAAATGGGATCTACGATCCAATAGAAAAGACAATACATTTGATGATCTTTTTAAATGGTGAAAATATGACATATGATGAAAAAAAAGAAATAAACAGATTATTTTGGATTATTAAGGGACATTTAGTACCAGAGCATTGGGATGAAAATGCTCTGCGTTCAATAGAAAGTAGCTATTTTCCCAGAGTTTGGTATAATAGTGAATCATACTATCGTGAAGATGGGTTTGAAGAAGCATGGAGAAATCGTTATGACAACATCAAAAGATGATAATCTTAAAATGCCGGGTGGTACAAAGAGTTCAATGTATACACCTGATGAATTAAAAACATTGGTTGATGCACTTAACACCGCACCATCATATCTTAGTAAGCGGTTTATTCTTAAAAGACTATGTGGGTGGTCGGACTCAATTATAGAAGAAAATACAAGACTAAAGCTTGAAGAAAATGAGCAGGCAAGAAGAGGAGATATTTCATGGCGATAAAAGATTATTTGAAAGATATAACCACATATGTAACACCAACTGCTTTTTTTGACAAAATAAAAGTTGTGGCAACTGATAAAGAAATTTTTACTGAGGCAATTCATAAAGATAGACAAGTTATTCTTCAGGGGAAATATCTCACGCCTATTCCAAATTTTGAAGGCGAATTTGGATTAGCTAATCTATCCTTACTACAGACTATCACAAATGATCCAGAATTTTCTTATAAGGAAACTACTGCATCAATAACATATGAAACACGAAATGGCGAATCTGTGCCGACAGAGTTAGAGTATGAAAACAAAAGTAAAAGTTACATAAATTACAGATTCATGAATAAAGGTCTTTTGCCTGATTTACCACCATATAACGAGCCACAGTGGGAGGTAACTATCAAACCAACCAAGAGTAACATTCAACAGTTTTCGTGGGCTGCAACTGGGCTGTCACAGTATGAACAATATTTCATCCCTAAGATTGTTGATGGAAATATGAAATTCTTCATCGGAGAGGATGACGCAGCAACACAAAGAGGTGGTGTAGTATTTGCGTCTGATTTAACTGAAACTTTTTCAAGTAACCACAAGTGGAATGTTGAGCAAATGCTAACGGTTCTTAAAATTACTGGGTCATCTGATTGTGAAATGAAGTTTTCATCAAAGGGTGCAATTCAGGTAATGTTAAACACTGGGTTATCTGTTTATAAATATATTTTTCCAGCAAAAATAAACAGGCAAGTTGTCGGATCAAAGGACTAAATTTAAAGAGTGGTAGAAATACCACTCTTTTTATTGCAAGATTAGACTATAACTATTATTATATTAATAACTACTTAAAGGTGTTATGTCATGGATAATGATTTGATGAAAATATGTTTTGAGTACTTTGAACAATACAGAGCAAAGAAAAACGAACTTGATACTTTGCTTGAAACTCGACGCAAATTAGAAGCAGATGTAGAGAACTTGTCTAGTCAAGTTAGATGCTCCCTTACTGAATTAGATCATATGAAAACTATCATATCTGCTATGATTGACAATAACATTGATCCAGTTGAAGCAAAAATAAGAATTGACAACCTAAATTTCAATAATTTATGGGTGCAAAATAATATTTCTTATAATTCCCCATTGTTGACATTAACTACTATAAGCGGATCAACTGACATGTATTTTAAAGACATAACAGATAGTAAGATTAAATTTCCATAAGTGTTTAAAAAATATAATATACAATGATATTACATCAAAATCTTCAGTGGCGAATAGGGTACTTTGTTGACAATACCAATAATTGGTATCAAGAATATTATGAAATAAAATCAGAACCGTCTAATGATGAAAAAGTAAAAGACGATTGGAAAAAATTTGTAAATGAAAGACCGCATATAGTGAATCAGGATAAGTGGACGAAGTTCATAAATGAAGAAGACAGGGTAGAGATGGTTTTGAAATGGGGAAACTACCTTATAAAAAGAAATAAACTTATGGATGAAATTAAACTATGCATGGAGGATTGAATGAATAAACCAAAAATATATCAAGGTGTTGTAGCAGAAGAAGATGGCCAACTTGTTCTTATTTTTGACCCAAAAATGTGCGAGGATCTTGGTTGGAACCCTGATGATACAATCGTCTGGGATATTAGACCAGACGGTGTTGTTGTTATGAAAAAACAAGACTGACAGATGAAATGAGGGCTATATATGAAAAAACCATTGATACCATTTAACTGGTTACCGGCCAGTTGGGGACTTAAAGGTAAAACACGTGAAATTGCGCAGGCTGAATATGAATTAACTGGAATGGATCTTGATCTTAAACTAATAGATATTGAGTATAAAACGGATCCTGAAAGACAGTCACGTGAAAAACTCAAAGTTTTAAAAAACTATGGAAAACTAACACAGTCAGAGTATGAATATGAAGTTTTAAAATATGAAATTTCAGATTCAATAAAGAGGGAAATGGCTGTTCTAGATTTAGATTTAAAAAATAAAAAAATTGATGCACATTTATATGAAAAAAAGAAGGCAAGCCTCAATAAAGAACCATGGGTGAGTATGCCCAAGATCCATTGGGATCCTTTAAATAATGGAAAAACTTTTTTTGAACTTGATTATAATGAATATTTTATTCCATATTTAAAAGATAATAATTATAGTGGTTCTGACGATGAAATAATAAATGCATGGCTTAATGATATTTGTTTAAGCATAACTCAAGAGACTGGCATATCGGATTCGTTTATTTTGCCTGCAAATAGACCTGATATGGAAGATAATTCTGACCAAACTTGAATTGTTTGACTATATAGTATATAGTAGTCATGTGGGAGATCTAGTATGGCTACGTATATTATAATTGATACTCAAAATCTATTCATGCGTGTAAGACATGGAATTAAACAGGGTGATGCTGACATTAAGTTTGGCATGGCACTGCATGTGATTTTTAACAGCATTAAGAAAGTTTGGAATCAATTTGATGCTTCTCATACTGTTTTTTGCCTGGAAGGTAGAAGTTGGCGAAAGACCATGTATGCACCATATAAAGCTAACAGAAAAATACTAAATGATAAGAAATCAGTATCAGAAAAAGAAGAAGATGCTGCATTTTTCCTGGTGATAAATGAATTTGTTGACTTTATACAGACTAAAACAAATTGCTCAGTTCTTCGTCATCCTGAAGCAGAGGCAGATGACTTGATTTATAGATGGATTGCACTTCATCCTAATGATGAACATGTAATTATCTCAAGTGATAGTGACTTTCAACAACTAATTGCATCTAATGTAAAAATCTATAACGGTATTGCTGGGCTGCTTTACACGAATACAGGTGTCTTTGATAAAGATGGAAATCCAGCTAAAAATAAAAAAGGTGAGATTATGAAAGTTCCAGATCCAGAGTGGATTCTGTTTGAAAAATGTATTCGTGGTGACGATAACGACAATATTTTTAGCTCTTTTCCAGGTGTAAGAACCAAGAAACTAATTGAAGCATATAATGACCGAGAAAACAAGGGATTTCAGTGGAACAACTTAATGCTTAGCAAATGGACTGATCATGAAAGTGTTGAGCATCGTGTAAAAGATTTATATACGCGCAATAAACTACTTATAGATCTTACACAAATTCCTGTAGACTTAGTTGAAAAATTTGATGCGCTGATAAAAGAGTCTATTATCGTTAATTTGCGCACTCAAGTGGGAATTTCTCTGATGCGGTTTTGTAACAACCATGGGTTAGTTAAAATTGAAAAAGCATGTGGTGAATTTAGTCCATGTCTTAGTTCTCCTTATAAGGGACATTTAACCATGGAAATGACATAACCCTGGTTAGTTAACCATACATATAGAGTTTTTAAAAGTGATAAATATTCTTTGTGAATAGAAAAACTTTATTAGAATTGTTAGCACAATCATCTGATTTAGTAAATCCAGAAATCTGGCATGCCCGTAATCTACAACATCCTGGATATTGTTGGTATATAAAAACTATATTACCTAAAGTTTCCATATGCGATGACAGCTCTTTTTTTATCATCAAATTTTGGTTAAAGTTTGCTGAAAATAGTCCAAAACTCATAAGGATATCTCCGCATGCATATGATTGGTATGGTAGATATATACCAAACTGGTCAACTATTTGGTTAAACCATGAAATAGATATAAATTGGAATTTTAATTCGTTGGGTGATGTTGACATGTCAATAATAAGTTATCATGCTGGCTTACAAAAGAGTGCCGACACCTTGCATTTTACCAATGATGTGCTCAATACTATACATGATGAGGATGGTATTTCCTATTTGAAAGAAATTCAAAATTATTTGAAAACATTTTCATCTGATGATAATAGTAAAAAGAAACGCAAAAAAATAAAGGTTTTAACAAATGAGTAAAATGACAATAAAGCGCCTTACAGAGACGACGTGGATTTTAGAGAACAATCATGAAAAGCAGTCGCTTGTGATTTGTAAAAACGACAATACTGTTCAATTGATCGGGAAGATTAATGAGCGATTTGATAGTTTTGATAGTTTTGTAAAAAAACACAAGCCAATTGTAATACAAAACACACAGGAAAATTCAGAAAAAGAACAAGCCAGTATAAACTCCTTTCCTGTTAAACATGAAACTTATTTTCATGTGCAGACTGATCCAGTCCCATCATATAGTAAAAATGAAGCAAACACTGCACGTCATGCTGCTGGTTATTATATTGTTAAAACAAATAACGTATGGAATTCTATATTCTGTCCAAAGATACAAACTCTGGAGAATGCAGAGTATATGGGACCGTTTACCACAAAACTTGAAATGCAGCATCAAATGAATATAAAAAATAAAATCAAAGGAGATGCATGATGGCAGATAGTTATGGAGTTATACAGCAATATCTAAAAAAATATCAAACAGCAAAATCATTTAATAGTAAAGAGATACGTCTTACACTTAATGAAGCAGAAGAATTAAATCTTAGTCTTACATTTTTACTTGCTGAACATTCCTCACTGCAGTCCAAAATACTTGAACTTCAAACCAAACTGTTGGAAAATAATCAAAATGACATTCAACTTACCGGTGGAAATTTCTAACTCTCAGCCGTATTATAAACGGCCCTTAAAAGATTCTGTTTTTGCAGAATTATGTGGTAAGATATTTGGTCAAGCACCATATTTAAATGTTATTATCGCTGGAGGATGCGCCAGAAAACTTTTTTTTGATCTTGACTGGGGTAAAGAAGATGTTGATGTTTGGTTCAAAACTAAATCAGATGTGGATATCATTGACTCTAATATTCGCAGAAACATTACCAATAATTTAATGATTTTTAAAACTTTTGACACAATAAATGCTGAAACATACAATGTAGAACATTACACTTTTCAATTTATGAAAAAACAGTTTAATAGTTGTCATGACTTACTCAATAATTTTGATTTTACAATATCTCAATTTTATACAGATGGCTTGCATGTATACTGTTCTCCTCTGGCATATTCACATGCATGTCAAAAAATTCTTGATTTGAATCCCACATTTCAAAAACCAGTTAAAATTAGTCGTGTAAAAAAATATTGTGATTATGGATTTACTCCGACGTATAAGGTTATGAAAAACATACTTGACAATAGTGTTGTAGATACTAATAACTACATCATCAACGAGGTTGAAGATGAATATTGAGTTAATTGAGGAAAATAGAGTCTGGAGTATCTTAACAGAGGACTATCATCTTTTTGACTGTGATAATACTGAGCTAGTGTCCATTGTTGGATTGGTTCTGCCTAAAAATGTTTTTACATCGCTGGTTTTATCAATAATTTACAATAATCATTCAGATAAAACTTTTAATAAAAATAAAGAACAACTTAATCTGGTAAGGAAATTAAATTCTAAATTTTTAGAACAATTTATGGATACTGCAATTTGGTCTGTTTTACGCAAAAAAATTCATCCTATAGTACATTGTTGGACACATGATGATTTTTCCAAATTCTGCGGTAAAATTTATTTTTAACCAAAATAAATGAATTTAAAATCATTACTTAGTGACCCAGACCAGTACGACAAAACCAAAGTTTGTGATCTGCTGAACGATCACTATAAAAATCTATCGCATCCACATACTTTTACCATTTACAATACATTTTCTGGAAAATTTCAATTAACGCTAGATGGTGCTAAAGCATGTGATGGCATTGTGCCCGCATTTAAAATTAAACTTGACAATAATTTTATTAAAAGTGGTGCATTCATACTTTCTTCAAACAGAGTGTTCAATATGCCTTGGGGTGTTATGAATAAGATGTTTATTTTTTGGAATGATACTATCAATTTTGAACTTGCTATGTGCGACTATGATTTAAAGCAGTACTTCAAATTTAAAAAATAAATTTCATTTTTGTTGTTGAAGTTGCTTCTATTATGTGATAATTTGCCCTGGATAATTACTTCAAGAAAGGATAATCTAAATGTCAAAAGACTCTCGTAATAAGATGATTGAACTGAGCACTGTTACTCCCAGCCGGTTGTATCATTCTATCTTGCACTGTGTTGATCGGAAGCGCCCTCTCTTTATTTGGGGACAGCCAGGGATTGGCAAGAGTGATATCGTTGCTATGGTTGCAAAAAATACAAATCGTCCGCTGATTGATATCCGGCTTCCTCTTATGGAGCCCACCGATCTGCGTGGTATTCCATACCTTGCTGATGTAAAGGTATATGACAACAAGGGCAAGCTTGTCCGAGATGAAATTGGCGTTCCTCTGACTGATAAAGTTTTTCGCTGGAGTAACCCCAGTGACCTGCCTACTGATTCAGAAAGCAATGCTATCATTTTCTTTGATGAGATGAGTGCTGCTCCCCCCAGCGTTCAAGCTGCAACGTATCAGATCATTCTGAACCGTCGAATCGGTAACTATACCCTCCCCAAGGATGTTGCTATTGTGGCGGCTGGTAACCGAGTCAAGGACAAGGGTGTAGCGTATAACATGCCTATGCCTCTTGCCAATCGTTTTACCCATCTCACTCTTGAAGTAAATGTTGAAGACTGGAAGGAATGGGCGGTTCTCAATCGCATTCATAAGGACGTTGTAGGATATATTTCATTCGCTCCTGGCGACCTCAACAACTTTAATCCAAACTCTGAGGGTTATGCATTCGCCACCCCCCGCAGTTGGTATTTTGTCAGCGAGTTGCTGCAAGAGAAGGACGAGAATGGTAATGTAGTTGATACAGATACCCCAAATAATATCCTTAGTGATTTGATCAAGGGTACGATTGGTGAAGGTGTTGGTCTCAAGTTCATCACATACCGTGCGCATGCGGCTAACCTACCTCATGCTCGCGATGTGTTGACTGGGAAGATTACCAAGCTGAATACACGACAGATTGACGTTATGTATTCGCTGATGACTTCGCTTTGCTATGAAATTCAAGACATGAATAAACGTGTGGCCGAAAAGGGTGCAGAAAACAAGTCTCTGGATGCAGAATTCCATAAGCAGGTTGATACATTCTTACGATTTACCATGGACAATTTTGAGGATGAACTGATTGTTATGGGTGTCAAGACTTTGCTTGGTGTTTACAAGATTAACCCTGAGTCCAAAAAGTTGAAAAACTGGAAGGAATTCGTGCAGAAATTTGCTGAACTTCTCCCAAATGCGTGATATACTGGTGGGGGCTAAGGTAATCACCTTAGCCCCCACACTCACTTTACTCTAAATACGAAATGAGGTTAATATGGTAAACCGAGCCCCCCTAGAAACTAAGATCAAGAAGGCCAAGATTCATCTGCTTTTTAAGCAGCCATTTTTTGGCACACTGATTATGCATCTTCCATTGGTTGATGTTACTGATGCTGGATGGTGTCCAACTGCTGCTGTAGATGGCAGGAACATCTTTTATAACCGCGATTTTTTTAATAAATTGTCGGTAGATGAAATTGAATTTGTTCTGTGCCATGAGGTACTACATGTCGCATTTGACCATCTTACACGAAAGTCACATCGTGATCCTGAATGGTGGAATATGGCCAATGATTATGTCATTAATGGCATGCTGGTCTCTGAAAATATTGGTAAAATGCCTACCGAGCGTGTTACTGAATCGCTAGAAACTGGTGGTAAAAAGACAACTGTTCAGCGTGTTGGCCTATATAATGCAAAGTATTTGAAGTGGTCAAGTGAAGCCGTTTATGAAGATTTGGAAAAGCGGAAGGTTAAGAAGGAACTTACACTGGACGTACATCTGGGAAATCCAGGTAAGGGTCAAGATGGAAAAATCCCAATTGATCTTCCAAGCAACAATGATGACCTTGAAAAACTCCGTGATGAAATCAAAGCAAAGGTTTTGCAGGCAGCAACTGCTGCTGCTGGCAAGCTCCCAGCTGGCATTAGTCGTCTAATTGATGATTTGATTGAGCCAAAAATCAATTGGAGAGACTTCCTAAAGCAAACCATTCAAAGTTGCATTGTTGACGATTTTACCTGGATGAAGGTAAATCGAAAGCATATGTATAGTGGAATTTTTCTGCCGACTCTTAAGAAAGATGAAACTGTTAATTTGCAAATCGCAATTGACATGAGCGGTTCAATCAGTGACGAGATGGGCAGAGACTTTTTGTCTGAAATTTATGGAATTATGAATCAATACCATGATTTCACTATTGGTATTTTGACGTTTGATACCAAGGTTTATAACTACAAGGAGTTCACTAAAGAAACTGCTGACGACCTGTTGTCTTATAAACTGCAGGGCGGTGGTGGTACTGATTTTCAGTGTTTCTGGAACTACTGGGAGAAAAACTATATTACTCCTAAGCTAGCATTAGTTTTCACAGATGGGTATCCCAATGGAACATGGGGTCCTAAAAATTACTGTGATACCTTGTGGATCATTACCGATGGTAAACAACACAATATCAAGCCGCCATTTGGATCCTATGTGCATTATTCTCACAAGACAGGCATTGATGGGGTAGGGGAAGTATAATCCCTACCCTATTTTTCATATCTTACTCACAATATTGTTGACTTGATTCAGTTAACAATGTGATTTATATTGAATTTATTAATTACTCCTGATAAAATAACTTATCAGGAGTAAATTTTTATGAATTCACCATCAGATTTTAACTTGCAACTTGCAGATCTCACTATTAAATTGAGTGGAATGGTCGCTGAAAGGCTCGCATATTGGAGTAAAGACATGAATCCACCTGATCGGTTAAAAATATTGGAAATGATTGAGTCAAAACTGCCTGACATAATTGCTAATAGTATAGCAAAGACCCCAAGTCTGCATAGTTCAGGTGGTGTACAATATCTTGAGCAAAATTTATCAGAATATGCAGATGCCTACGCTAAAAAATTCATAGGTAAACTATAAAAAAGTGATGGACGACCTAAAACAAGTAAAATTTGTATTTGACGAGAGTCTTGGATCAAAAAAATCTCAGTGGGATTGCTTTATCATTATGTTACAGGATCTTCTTACCTTTAACACTATATCAAATTATAAGCTTACAGTTGTTGATGACATGAATACATGTTCTAAAATAGTAATAGTATCATTTGAAACAGTTGAAGACGCAACATGGTTCAAATTAAGAATGAGCAATGCGCTTTCTGCATGACAACCGTGATTATTTAACGGGTTGCATAATCCATTTGCATAGCTAAGTATATTGCAGTGCAGCATATGAAAGGAGAACGCTATGCTAGGTAAATTTAAATCAATTTTTCAAAGAATTAAGTCTAAATTTTTTGTTGATGACGAAAATGCTCAACGATTTTTCGCAGTTGAGTACGGAAAAAACGCCGAAGCGGCCTACAATTATTGGCTTGCTCACAAAAGGCTTATAAAGTATTATTGATTGTGAGTACAAACCCCCATTTTGGGGGTTTGTTTTCTTGTAATATTGATTTTTATGACATATAATTGATTAAAATGGAGATATAAATGGATATTTCACTAAATGAATACACAGACTTCGTTGCAAAGGTAACAAGTGATCCAAGTAATGAATTAGAAAAGATGTCTGTACGTCTTGATGAATTAAATTCTGACGACGTGAAGGTCAATATGAGTCTTTTGCTTACTGGTGGTATAGGATTGAGCAGTGAAACCGGTGAATTTAATGAAATTATCAAAAAAATGATATTTCAAGGTAAACCATGGAACGAGGACACCAAATTTCACTTGAAAAGAGAGCTGGGTGATGTCATATTCTACTGGGTAAATGCATGTCGTGCATTGAATTTAGACCCAAATGAGGTCATACAAGAAAATATAAGCAAGCTTTCAGCCAGATATCCTTCGGGTTTTGAGGTTTTCAGGTCTGAAAATAGGAAAAAAACAGATATATGAGGAGTGCCATGGACGTTATTTTTGATATTGATGGAACTTTAGCCGACATTGCGCATCGTCGGCACTATGTTCAGTCTAAACCAAAGAATTGGACGGCATTTATCAAGGCAAGCGTCCATGATACGCCAAATTATGACATTGTTTGGATGCTGAAAACCTTCCATAACGCAGGATGCCGCATTCTCATAGCAACTGGTCGCAGCGAGTTGGATAGAAAATTGACTGAAAACTGGTTGCATTCTGTAGCTGGTATTGGTGGGCTGTATGTAAAGATGTATATGCGACCAATCAATGATTTTCGTCAGGATAGTACCATTAAAAGCGAAATTCTTGACCAAATGTATGTTGACGGGTTTGATCCAAAAATGGCAGTTGATGATCGTGATCAAGTCGTACAAATGTGGAGACAGCGTGGTGTGCGTTGTCTTCAAGTAGCTGATGGAAATTTCTAATTAACGGTTGTTAGTACGCTTGTTGAGTGCTATGATACGACATCAAGGCAAGGAGATAAAATGAATCCTAAAACCCCTAAGTTGCCACAAGCGTACTATGAACTAATCAGTTTATTCTTTTCAAGTGATAATACACTTAAACAACTTGAAACTCTGGATGCTCAGGTATCCGGTGACCACATACCAGAGAGTTATAACATGATTATGAATGCCTATGAAAAAGTAAAAAATCAGAAAAACAAATCTTGAAGATAAATTGACCCATAACAGATTGTTAATTGGAGAAAAACGTGAAATATAAGTTCCCAACAATTACTCATATTGATGATGTAAAGCCCCTAATTGAAAACGTTCAGGGGTTTGCAATCAATGAGCGCGACTATGGATGGGTCATCACTTACATGCAGCTAGGATCCGAAATGTTTCCGGATATTGATGAGACATCTGCTGGTTCTGGGCATATTATCCGCCGGGAATGTCGTGGTATTGCATTTGATAAAAATGGTAAAGTGATTAGTCGTTCACTGCATAAATTTTTCAACGTTAATGAGCGAAATGAGACGCATATCAGCAACATTGACCTTGCTTCACCTCATGTAATATTGGAAAAAATGGATGGCAGCATGATTCGGCCTATTCAAATTAACGATGGCTATCGTCTCGGCACAAAAGCAGGTGTTACTGACATTAGTATGCAAGCAGAAGTTTTTGTGGCAGAACACAACAACTATCATCAATTTATTATTGATATGATTTCATCTGGGATTACACCCATTTTTGAATGGTGTAGTCGTCAACAGCGTATTGTTATTGACTATCCTGTGGATAGGTTGGTTCTTTTGGCTGCTCGTCACTTGTATACCGGTGAGTATGTCTCTTATAACCAACTTGTTGATTGGGGTAAGTCGTATAATCTTGATGTTGTCAGGACATATCCTGGCTCTGTTGAAAGTATGCAATCTCTGCTTGTGGAAACCAAGGATTTGAAAGACCAAGAAGGTTGGATTATTCGTTGGGATGATGGTCATATGGTCAAGATTAAAGCTGACGAATATATCAGCATTCATCGTGCCAAAGAAAACATCATTCGTGAAAAAAACATCATTGAATTGTTCATCACTGAAAAAATTGATGATGTTAAGCCATATTTACAGGAGCATGATCGCAAGAATATTGACGCATTTCAGTCTGCATTCTGGAATGGTCTTAATGCGACTGTAAGTGCGTGGCATGATGACTATGTGAAAATGCGAGATAAGTATGGAAATGATCGTAAATCTTTTGCATTGGAGTGCGCACCTTCACTTGATCCTATCAAGCGTAGTGCTATGTTTTGGGCATGGAGCAAAAACTCTAACCAATTCATGGATTTTATACTTGATTTTATCAGTAAAAATATTGGAACTCAGACAGATGTCAACCGAGTTAGGAGTCTTTGGGGTGGATATACTTGGAATTTGAGCACAATAGTTGATGAATAAAATATTGATTGACAGAAAACATATTGAGGATAGTATTGAATACTTGAAGAGTCTATCAACGTATAAGAACAATGGCTGTGATGAAAAACTTGATGCGTTGCGGCTTGCTGAAGAACTTGAAAAAATTTTGGAGAAAGATGAAAATGCCTAAACTGTGGATGTTAATCGGAGTCCCTGGATCTGGAAAATCAACGTGGATTTCCAGACAGAACTTTGATAAAAAGACAACTGTTATCGTCAGTACTGACAACATCATTGATCAAATCGCAAAGGATCAAAATAAAACATATAATGAAGTTTTTAAAAATGAAATCAAAGGTGCTACAGCCGAGATGAATAGAATTTTAGACTTGGCTGTGAAGAATAAGTTTGACATTGTGTGGGATCAAACTAACACTACGAAAAAAGCTAGAGCGTCAAAACTTTCTAGGGTCACTGATGACTATGAAAAAATTGCCGTTTTTTTCCGTACACCCCCAAGGGATGTTTTGCAAAAGAGATTGGCATCTAGACCGGGTAAAAACATTCCACACAATGTTATGCAGTCTATGATAAGTATGCTTGAGTATCCAGAATTTGCAGAAGGGTTTGATAGCATTATAGAAATCTAAATTATTTTTTGGCATGTTGCATAAATAATGCTACATTGGAGAATGTAGCATGCACAAAATAGTTCAACGCTTATGCCTTATAATCACAATTTTTGGTATTTTTTGTTTAGCTGGATTTGTCGCAAATAATTTCCCCATACTTCATGAAAACATCATAACTAGCACTGCTGTATTTGGGGTAAGTTTTGTAAGCTTAATTAGTGGTGCATTTCGTTGGTTTACTGACCTATTCAACTAACAAAATTGCGTGGGTGATTTGACTTTAGTTCGTAAAAATTATAATATAAGTAATTATGAGTGATACGCTTTTACTAAATTCTGACTTTACTCCAATGAGCCTCTTGCCTATTAGCGCAATATCATGGAGAGATGCAATTAAAATGATATTTTTGGATACTGCGGTAGCCGTTGAATGGTATGACGATTGGCATGTTCGTAGTCCAAGTATTACAATGGCAGTACCCGCTGTCATGACATCCAAAACTTATGTAAAGAAAAAACAATCTGTGCGATTTTCCAGGCATAACTTAATGTTGCGTGATAAGTTCACATGCCAATATTGTGGTGTGAGACTCACTCATAAAGACTGTACTATAGACCATGTAATACCTCGTGTAAGAGGTGGAAAAAAACGGTGGGACAATCTTGTTTGTGCATGTTTTAAATGCAACAGTGCTAAAGGACATCGCAATATTATAAAGCCAAAGTATAAGCCATACAGCCCTGACTATGGTCAATTAATTGATACAGCCATGAGTATGCCAATTAAAGTTCCAACTCACAAGTGGATTCCATATCTTACATGGCAAGAAAATTTAATAAAAGTAGACGAATGTAACTAAATTAATTGACATAATTTAAATGTCAATTTACAATTTAAAATATACACGGAGTATTAAATGAGTGAAAAATCCACTGTGGATCCCACAATAGACGTAAATGATATCAGAAATCTTTTAGGTCTTATAGATTTGGCTGCACAGAGGGGTGCTTTCAAGGGTGTTGAATTGAGTCATGTTGGTGCAATTTTTGACCGAATCACGGATAAAATACAACTAGCAGCAGCTTCTCAATCAACTCATACACCTAATACGAAACAACCTTTTTCATCAGAGGTTACTCCTTCATTTTTACCAAATATAGGAAATTCAAATGACTAATTTTCAAGGAATGACAAAGCATGTAGGTGTTCTTAATAACACTGGAAAAAACGTTGTTGTAGTCTTTATGAGACTGCCAAACGATTCAAATAATTCTCTGGTAATTGATACTGATGCGTTGCCAGATCAATTCAACGAGTCTCTACGCAAAATAGTTGAAAGCGTAGAGGGTCAACAAAGTAAGGACCTAGCCGATGTGCTCTCACGCAGAATGAGTCCAGATGGAAGTAATATGACTCTGCTTGAGAAGTTCCACCACGCCGGTAGACTTGAAAAAGTTCCTGTAACGCACGTTACAATGACTCCTCGTAAGGGTATTCGCTGGCCCCTCACCGATGTACTCAAGGCCATGGATGAGTCAGCCAGTGACCTTCCTACGAACTTTGATGACCTAGATCCTGAGACTCGCGCAGCAATAGCGTCTGAGGTCAAGAAATTCAACGTTCATGCTAATAACCTGGATGGCGAAGCATCTGCAAATAAAAAAGATCAAGCCATGAGTCTAATACGACAGGCAGAACTTATGGAAGCTGATGCAATTTCTATGAGAACCAAGGCATATCAAATGGACCCCAGCTTACGCCCAAATCAGGCTGCAAAAACTACTGATTCTTCTAACGCTGATGCGACTGAAAATACAAAGGGAAAGAA